TAGGATTGATACCAGCACCAGCAGGTTGCTGTAGACTATTGATGTAATTCTGTGCGACTTTCGCTTGTTCTGCCATCATCGCTGGAGAACTTGTTGCTGAATTAGAACGGCGCCCAGCAGCCGCATCTTTAATTGCTTGTATATTTGCAATCTGATCCACTTGTGACTTGACAATGGGTTGTCCATATGGGTCGGTCATAGCAGCAGCAAGTTTCTGTTGCATTGCATCACGCATTGAGTTAGCTCCCATTGAACTAGCCCCAGCAGAAGCAACATCATAAGGAGAAGTGCGTTGCTGTTGTTGTTGGACAGCTTGTGGAATCTGACTAGCCATTCGTCTGTTCGCGCGACCTTCTAATAAAGCTGCACCTATCGTTCCTAATTTCTTTCCAGTAATACCAGAGTTACCATTAAAAAGATTACTCAAGACACTAGAGATATTATCCATACCACGATCCAATCCACCAGCTTGAGATTGGGTTTGATTAAACCATTCAGGTGGAGCCATTGTCTGACCACCAGTAAATTGTCCCATTTCATTTGGTTGGGACGAACTCCAAGGAACTCCTTCTGATGGGTCCCATCCTGTATTAAAAGTGGGCATAGAAGTTAGACCGGGATTATTTAACTGATCCTCTGAATAACCGCCTTGGTTCATCCAACTAGTGTCTACAGGAGCTCCTGTGTACATATCATTCGTTTGTGTATCCCAGTTAAAATCACCAGTATCACCACCGTAAATACCCGAATCATACATCCCGCTGAAATCTTCATCATCCATTATATTTCCTTTGTGTGAGTAGTATATTGGTAGTATACCATAAGTTTGTAACTTTGTCAATCATTATAAAGAGCCTGTCCACTGTACGCGCATAGCAGGTAATGTAACTGTTCCTGCGGTTGTACCGGGCACATCTGTAGAATTTAAAGTAACTGTATTATTACTAGCCCAAATGTAATGTCTAGTTTTTGCTCCAACAGGAATCTTTAAAGTCGTTGTAAATAAGACCTGATCTTCGACGCTTGGAACAACTTCTTTAGATCTAGCTGAATATCTTAAAATATTAAATCCTGATCCTGTATCAATTTCTGCATAGAAATATACTTTTCTATTACCAGAACTAGCAGAAGCATTTAATGTTAAAGACATTGTATAAACACCACCATTAACAAATGTAAATTCTCCTGCACCAATATTATAAGTAATACCGGAGGTATTAACAACAACAGCACTAGCAGGAGAAAACAAAGTTGGGACAATGGGTAGGACTGTTCCAGAGGTTTGCAATTCAACATCCAATTCATTACTCATCCCTGCATATTGAGTAGCAGACAAGTGATAATGTTCTCCAGCAGTTCCTCCTTGAATTGTCTGCAAATCGTTGTGTTTTCTAACTGCAATGTCTGTTATATTAGAACCTGCAAAGTTAATAACATACCAAGGAACAGATCCAGTTGTAGAGACATAGTTTCGTAATTGTCTGTACCATTCCATCCATGTAAATGAACCGGGCTTGTCATTAATTGGAGGAGGTGGTAAGGTAGTATCCGCCATTATGTTGCTCCTTCTTGATACTCAACCTCAACAGACTCAAGTCGTAGTGGAGCATTACTATTATGAAAGAATCGAAAAGCGCGTCTACGAAAAAAACCTAAACGTTGGAAAGCTGGATAATCATCATTCATATTAATCTGTTTTTCATTAGACCATGTTTGATAGTCGTCATCTGTCCAATAGAAAGAAACAATGTTATTGGGTGAATAACTGTCGCCCACTAGTTTAAGTGAAGATATGAACTTTCTGTGGTAACTATCCATATCATATTTATTAGTTACAATATCACATAGGATTGTAGTTTCATTGTCTACGTAGGAATTAACATCTACTTTGTAGATTGTGCCATTAGTGGAGTGTAAAACAAGTGCATACCCAAGACCGGGATCACACATGAAATCGTAAGTAAAAACTCCATGATTTCCAGCGGTGTTTGTAGACCACTCATGCCATAGTTTTTCGTCCACATCATATACAAGAGTCCTTCCAGTAGTTTTTAAATTAATAACATAAAACAAATGACCTTTTGTGCGAATACCAAATCCACGACAATCATCCATATCTGATTCAGCATCTAGCAAACGCTCAATGTACTCATCTGTAATTTTCTGCGGTTGAAAACCTTTGATAAGCCAACCCGCTCGACCACCTGATTCAGAAGCAGAGATATACAAACAAAACTGTTCATTTTGATAAATTGCGTATGGTGCCGCTGTTCCCATTTGAATTGTAGTAGAATCATTTCTAGACAAAGGTGATCCAGCAGCATTCGCAGCATCATAGAAAAATTCAATTGAACTATGACCTAAAACAACAACTTGATTGTTCTGTCGAGCGAGTGCTCGAATAGCGTCTGGAAACATTTCAGCAGTTAAGTAACTATCAGTAACCCAACTCAATGGATTATCTAACACACTAGTATAAACATCACTACCTTTTGCTAAGACAATATAACCATCAATAAATGTTGGAGTTGGAACGTGGGGAGTTGGAAAATCAGCATCAACAATAGCTGTTACTAGATCATCTGACTTAATAATGTAACCTTTAACACCATCACAAAAGAAAACATAGTTTCCAATAGAAGCAGAGTTAGCATTAATCATACCAACATATCCAGTTGAAGTGGTTAATACTTGTTTAGCTGTAGTAGTACTTGATGTAATTCTATATAAAGTGTTTCCAATAACTACCCAAGCTGCTCCATTAAACCACAACATTCCACGACCTTCTCCAGTAACACCAGAAGAGTTATATATAGAAAGTCCCGGTCTTTTTGTAATGAAGATTTTCGTGTTTTCTAGTTGATCAACTTTGCGAGTTTCAGGAAACATATTCACAAAGCGTTGGTCTTTTGTACTACTTGAATCTCGATTAGAATATGCTCCCATTAAAGGAAGACGAATCTTTTGAGGTTGTCCAGCTTGTGATTGTTTCGCCATTATTTATTCCCACGTTGAAAAAGTGAGTTCAATGTATTTGAACGTTGCTTTGTATTTTCTATGTTATTTGCAGATCCATTAAGAGATCTACCTAAACCAGAGACTAAAGCTGATTGTAACATACCTTGACCAGTATTCTTTTTAAATAAATTAGAAGCTAAACTACCGCCTGCACCTGAGATAAAATTACCAACAGCTTTTGCACCGGGAGAAGAAAAACTTGAATTATTAAACATACTCCCTAATCCACTAGTCACTCCACTACCAACTCCACCAGCAAGTGCTCCTCTCAAAATATTATCCCCAGAAATTGCAGAGCTTACACCACCTTTAATAGCCCCAGTAGCTGCAGCATTCGCAGTAGTACCCATGCCCGTTAAATCAACTCCATTTAATCCAGCACTTAATCCCATCCCGGCAACAGAACCTAAGACACCTTTACCATTTCCAGTAGAAGCCGAATCAAGTCCAGAAATTGCAGAACCTACTCCCGGCAAGAATAAGTCTACAATCATTGGAGCAATCTTTTGAAAGTATGGAGATTGACCTTCTGTAGTAGATTCCCCTGTAGTTGCTTTTTGGACAACGTTATGAAGAGGGTCAATCTTGTCTAAGAAAGGATCGAGATGTTTAAAGATACCACCTAACAAACCTGTTTTTTGTTTGAGTTCCTGTCTAGAATACCCACTATTTGGATTATAACGAATAACGGTATTACCCCGTGTCCATGAATCCCCATAATGGGTGGGTGTAACGGGAGAATAATCAGAATGATTGTATTCCCATCCTTGTCTACTTTGTCCGGGCTTAAATCCCATGTTAGCATACTTATTTATATTAGCAAAAAATGATTTGGGATCTCTAGTTGGTACTTGTGCAGTACCATCCTCATTATACCTAGTAGGTACGTTTTCCGCACCTTTTAAATAAGTATCACCAAATTCACGCATATTTTGATTAGATAAACTTTTACCATAAATACTAGGTAAAGTTGCACCAACAGTTTCAAATTGAGCTTGGAGTGTTTTAGGTGCATAATCATATCCACCTTTTTTAGCTAAACTATATGCACCGGTTTTTGTATATGGATTGTCTGTTCCATAGTAACCAGCTTGATTTTTACCACCTTCTGTGTAATCACCTAAAGTGTTTCCAAGAAAAGCTCTAGTCTTTATATCTATTTGTGGATTAGATACCTCATGGAATCCAGCTCCGCGAAACCCACTTGTGCCCCGATCAGACCAAGTACTAGAACCCGGCACATTACTTAATTGACTTGTTCCTTGTTCTTGTGATTGACGTAGTGCGCGATTGCGCTCTCGTTGCGACTGTCCGATTGTTTCTTGTAGTGTCTGATCATATTGCTGTGCAAGATCCATTACCATGCTCGATTCTCTCTACCGAAATAAAGCGAGCCTTCTTCAAGGCCGAAGTTCAAAGCCTCCTGTTTAATCACGGACATTTCTTGCCAGAGAGTTTTACGACTAATTGAATCTAGACCATACTCAGGGGCAAGTCTTGTAGCAAGACCATATGTAATAGCGTCATACCATTCTTGTGGAAAATCCGGTGTATCAAGAGCAGCATCAAAATCTTCAAAAGGACGTTGATAATAAATTACAATTTGATTTGCTGTTTGTTCTGTAGTAGAGGGCACAGGAAACACATGCAAAATTCCATAATCATTTAAAGACTCATAGTATATTTGAATTGGATTACCTGTAGAAGTTTTATTACCTAGAAGATTATATTCTTGTCTAGTAATAATTCTAATTGGAACATCCACATTAGAAGACACATTATGATTAAAAGCTTGAATAACTTTCAGAGGTTTGGGGGTATTAACAGTTTTACTAAGACCAATTTGATATGTTGATGCACCTGCTGTTAACGGAATACTGAAAGACTTGATTGCCCACAAAGGCATTCCATCGGCTTCCCAAGCCTTCACTAAACCATTCAAGGCAACAGCAGCTTCAGTCGTCTGATTAGTTGTAGGTGTCTCTCCTTGAGCTAAGACACCAATAATACGTAAAGCTCGTTTGATGATGTCATCACGACTCACAGAAAAATCTGTGTTGCCACTAGTTGCCATGTCCTATCCTTTCAATTTAATAAGTGTGTAGATTGCTACAAGTGCTGTAGACAATCCACCAACCCATTTAATAAATCCAACTACAAAATTTGCAGCTTTCCATGCAGCTACTAAATCTTCTACATCATTAGAAAGTTTATCTAACTTATGTTCTATTAAAGTTAAACGTTCATCCTCTCGTCGTTGATTATGTTCTATCATGTCTTTTATCATCCCAATTCAATAATTAATCTGTTATATAACCCATCAGTATAACAGTGTAAACATGATTCCATCTGATTGCATCAGCAGGGCGCACCTAGTGTGTTCAAAGTTAGTATGGTTCATCCGAGCACCGTAAAGCGGAATGTGCGACTGCTGCCGCCTCGGTTTTCAACCCACAAATCACCGGATGAAGTCAGTCCCATAGTTACGTTGCCGTCAACGCCCGTTGTCCCGGTCAACGTTTCGCCAGTCGCAGAGGCAACCCACGTTGCGGGAAGACTTGTGGCAATGTTGGTAATCGTGGCGCTTGCCGGCGTCAGCTTAAACAGACCACTGCCGGCCGAATCAGCCGACACTGCCGCGACAATCCGGCCCCCCGGATAAACTACGTTACGCAGCATGGCAACATCGTCGTCATTGATTAGCACAGTGTAAGTTTTCGGCCCTGTGCTGATAGCGCGATCTGCAACTAACGCTCGGTATCCCATTAATATTTGACTGTCTGCCGGAACGTAAGTGCCGCCACCAACCAGATTGACCTGCAAATCTTCCAAGTAACTTTTCGAGATATAAACGTCAATCGCTGCTGAGTCGGGAAAGTATCCGGTAAATGTTCCTTCTGAACCCGGTGTTGCTTGGATGGTGTTGCCGGATACCCGCATGTTTTCCACAACCGCCAAGTCTGTCATCCAATGAAAAAACGACTGTCTAAGTCCCTTGCATGTATTGTTTTCGACAACCACAGGCAGGCTATATACCCAAGCGGAATCCGGCGACCCAGAGCTAACGCCAAACCGAATAAAGTCTTGAATGCCTGAGCCTGCAAACGCATCGGCAAAACTTGCTAGTTTGTTAGGGTAGTCGTGAGAATCAACGGTGCAGTTGCGAACAGTCAAGCCAGTTCCGTAGGAGGCACTAACACATGCCAGCATCGTCCCTTTGAACGTCACGTTATCAATCGTGATTGACCGGCTCCTGACGTTCACCCCGAAACTCACATCAGAAATAATACCGTTCCTAAATGTTCCGTTTTCTGTTGGGCCGTGCATCCCGAGGCCGTAGCTTTCATTTTCTACAGCCGTATCTGGCCAGTACCCACCGCCGCCATTGATAACAAAATTCGTCACCTGCCAATCTCGACTGACACAGCCGTTTGTCCCAGATAGGCCATGAAAATCTATTGACCGGCGACATCCATACGAATACAACCCATTAACAATTGTTCCGACTGAACCATGATCTTGAATCCCGTAACCGTTTGCTCCAATGACTGACGGGCCATGTGCGTGAATATTGTTAAATCTGGCCTTCCAACATTTCAATACCATGCACCCCCAGCTAGTAGCCCCCTCAATTTTCACGTTTGAAAACTGCGGCTGCATGATCTGTGAGACTTGAAATCCAACACTGTTTTTGCCAGTTGTACTAGCCGGTAGCTTGACGTGGATGTTGCTGATTGATAGCCGGTTTTGACGGAACGCCCGTAGCGTTATCGTGTGTGTTGCTGTGTTGTAGGTGTCCCGCGTGTGATCCTCGAAATGAATTACTTTAGTAGTCGGGTTAATTGCATCAATGACATGCAATTCACCTTTTGTATCTTCACCCCTTGGATCGTGGTACCAGAGTTCATCAGACGAAATCTGAAAGAACATACCAACTTCTAGACCGGATACCGTGTCCAGGGTGATTGACCGTTGATTCGGTTTGACTGTTGCGGCTAGTGAGAACCCGGTAATATCAAATGATGCACTAGGCTCAAACCTGAACATACGCAATGTGCCGGCCTCAATAGCTGATTGTGATGGCTCAAAGACTGGCCAGTTTGACGCATCACCTTCTATTTCAAGGTCAAAGAGCGTATCTGTCCGTGTGATGCCGTCGAAAATATAACGGCCAGTTGGAACAATTAGTTTTGATCCTGATAACAAAGCATCATTGATTGCTTTGGTAATGGGCACAGTAAGATTTAGCAAACCAGTCCGTGCAATAGCATCGTTTTGTTGCGCCACAGTCAGATAGTTGAATAGATGCTCTGTGCGCCGCATAGCTGTTTGAAGGCTGGTAGCGACAGCATCAGTGCCTGCTGGGAGGTAGCCAACTAAAGATGAACCATTATCTGCAGCTAAACTTGTATACTCAACTTTATCTGTATTTAGATTCGTAAAATTTGCATCAGCTTCATCCCAAGAAAGTGCACTTCCTTTACCAGCACGAGTTATGATTGTTGACATTAGGTTTCCTCAAAATAAGTTTGTTTAATATAATTTTCTATGTAATCATTATCCACATAAATTGTGCTGTATGATACAAAAGTAAAAAGAAATACTGGGATTGGGCGTTGGAAAGGAACAGAGATTTTATCTGTTTGTGCTTTAACAAAGTCCTGTGGATGACGATGTTCAAAATCATCTAGACAAACAATGAAACCATCCCAACGTTGTTTAGCTTCATGTGCTTTTATTTTCTTAGAACAAACATCACAAGTAATGTTCCATTCACCAGAAACAAAAAAATTCTTTTTCATTATTTAAGTCCTAGGAATTTTGGAACTGTTAAGGTTTTGGGATTATTTATGATAGCATTCATAATTGCATTAATATCATCTTCTGTTAAAGTAATGGTTCCACTATTTCCAGAAAAAATAAATCCAATTCCATCTAATATAATAGAGACAGTTCCATCAATATTTTCAGGAGTACCTGCTACGGTGCCGGAGAGAGAAACAAAAATATCATCTAAATTAAAGTTAATTGTTGTA